ATTAATTGCTGACCAATATTCAGTACCAGCTGAAGCGTTTTGGATTAACATATCTAAGATTTCTAAGTCAACCTCTAATGAGATGTACTCACTCATGATGCTAGTTAATTCAGCTTCTGCGTCTAATGCATGGTAAGCATTTAAATCTTGAGCGAATTCAGGAGTCCAAACAGCTCTTAACTTACGAGTTTTAGCTACGATTGGCTCTGATTTCATTTTAACGTTGATTTCAGGAATTGAGATTGGGTTGTTATTAGCATTTAAGCTAGTATTACCATCTTCGAAATCACCACGTAATTGATCAGTTGGTTGTAATTGGAATGAAGCAGTTACGTTAGCTACAGTAGCAACATCACCTACTTTAGAACCAGTTACTAAGAAAGTTACTGTTCCAGTTGTACCACTAAATACAGTACCGGCTGTAGTAGTGTAAGCAGCTTGAATATCACTTGGTTGGAAACCTGATTGTGAAGCGATAGTGAAAGCACGTACACCATTAAAATCTGTGTTTGCAGGTAAAGTAATAGTTACTTTTTTCCATTGGCCACCAGCTGGAGAAACTGAAGAAGCTGAGTAGTTAGAATCAAAATTAAAATCAGACCATGAAGCAGAAGCTACAGTAGCTGAACTAAATGATGATGTGTTGTTGATAGAATAACTGAAACGACCAGCACCATATAAACCACCGTTTGCAGAAGCAGTAGCTCCTGGGTTAGTTACACCGTATACTGATTCAGTACCATAGAAACCAGCACCAGCAGCAGCAGTGAATGGAGATTTAGTTGTACCATACTGGAAGTCTAAGAAAAATACTAGACCTGAAGGTAAATTCATTGGTTGAACGCTAACGAATTCTTTAGCAGCGATTTGACCAAATACTTTACGTACTAATGGAAGAGCTACACCAGCCCATTGTTCACCAACACCAGCGGTAAAAGCAGCACCTGCAGTACCAGCACCAGTTTGTGAAGTTTCCATTACTAATTGTTTTGCCTGATTTTCAAGGATCATAGACATGTTGTTTTTATCGGTTTCTGATTTTAAACCTTCTAACAAACCTGTCTTACCCCATTTCGCAGCTAAACGAGTTGCGTCACTTTGAAGAGCTTTCCATGGGTTAGCGCCTTCTAATAATGATTGAATTGAGTTCATTGTTTTTTAAAAATTAAATTGTTTTTTTGTTTAAATTAAATAATACCAGCTAATTTTTGGAATCTAGCAACCATGTCATTAGATTCTACAATTGGTTTCTTAATTTGAGCCACGCCTGCTGGTTTTGATGCGCGACCTAAGTTTTCTTTAATTGAAGATTTTGATTTTGATAAATTTTCAATTAATGTTTCGTAAACTAATTTAGCTTCATTTTTAGATGTAGTTTTGTCAAACGCAGCTAATACTTTAACTTTTTCTGATTCAGTAAGATTTTTTGTTTTGAAAATCTTGTTTGTGTAAAGTAATTTAGCGTTTAATAAATTAATTTCATTAAGTTCTGAACGTAATGTTTTGATAGCATTCATTGCTTCATCAAGTTCTTTCTTTAATTCATCAACTTCTTCTTTTTTAGCTTCATCCATTTCTTTGTCTTTTAATTCAGCTAAAACTTCATCGATATTGATTTCTTCTTCAGCTTCCATTTCTTCTTCTCCAGCTTCAGCTTCCATTCCCTCACCGGCTTCAATTTCGCCATCTGAGATCATGTCTTCAATTACGCTTTCGATAAAGTTTTTAAGATCTTCTTCGCTCATGTTTTCAAGATCGATTTCTTCTTCTTCACTTTCTTCTTCACCTTCTTCTTCTTTAACTTCTTTAACTTCTTCTTCTTCTTTTGATTCAGTAATTTCTTCTTCAATTTCTGAAGTTTCACTTAATTCAGCTAAAAGTTCATCAAGGTTAATTTCTTCAATTTCTGCTTCTACTTCTTCGATTTCTTCTTTTTCTTTCATTTCTTCTAAGTCAGTGTTAACTTCATCAAGATTTTCTTCCATTGTGTCGTCTTCTTCATAATAGTTGTCCATCTCGTTGATTTTAGCAGCTAACATAGATTTTAAATGAGGTGTAAAAGATTCTTCTAAAGCAGCTTTAGCATTTGCAATAGCAGTTTCTTTGATTGCTTTTGCGTCGGCAATAGCCTCTTTTAACAAATCTCTGTTTGTCATAGTTTTTGTCCTCAAATTGTTTTTTGGAAATACGCTTAATTACTGTAGCGTAATAGGGATTATTAATAAATAGATGCCGTATGTAGATTTGGAACGGCATATTCACATATAAATATATATGGAGAGTTCAAAATGCGAAGAGTTGCAAAAAAGAAACCCTCCTTTTTAAGGGAGGGTCTATTTATAAATATTTTTATAGAAATTAATTAAAATATTGGACAAGTTCCATTAGCACAAAGTATTTCTGTTATTACTGAATTTACTTTAGCATACGGGTTAGTATTGTGAGTTAAACCTTCATTTAAACCACTTTTAGTTACTTGCATCCATGATCCTGGATTTGAAGGTGTTGATACAAAGTCCCAACATAATAGTTCAAAATCATCTTGTACTTCCATTGTTTCACCAAGTGGTTTTAAGCTACCCATACCACGTGAAGATACACCTATAGTAATGTTATTTTCAATAAGTGCTTTAACAATATTTCCAGATGGAGTAGGTAATATTTCTAGTTTACCCATTACTTTATCTCCATTCCACCAAATATCTATTATATTATGAGATACATTTTTTAAGTTAATAATAGAAGATTCAGGGTGATCTAATTCACCTAACGCTCTATTTTCTCTAACGCAAGACATATATTTGTCTATTTCACGTTCCCAAAGATCTTTTTTATAGTAGCGACCATTACCATTTTTTACCTCAGCTGTAGCTAATACGCCTTCAACAATTGGATTACCAGCTGCTGTTCGTACGCCTTCCATTAATTGTTGGCGAGATATTATAAATGGTATTGTTTCTATTAACGGTTGTCTCATTTTAAGCTACATTTACTGGTTTGCCTGAAGTTTTAGCAGTACTAATTGCTTGTTTTACAGCAGCCGGTGTAGTTTTTTCTTGTTTTACTATATCAGCTACTTCATCACTTGTAGTAGTTTTATCTACAATAGTAACTTCATCTACAATCTGCTCTTTTTTCTTACCTTTTTTCTCAAGTTTGTTTTTAGCTGCTTCAAGTTTTTTAATTTCAGAATATAATTCTTTTAATTTTTTAGGATTGATTGAATCATCTTCTAATTCTTTTAACGTTTCTAAAGCTTTAATTTTTTTCTTACGTTTATTGATTTCGTCGTTAATTTTCTTAACTTTAGCTCCTTTTGAAGCTTCTTCACCGATTTGATCGATTTCTTTTAAGTTAAGTTCTTCTTTAATTAATTGACGAATTGCTGAGCGTAATTGAGATTCTTTAGTATTCATATTTTCTTTTAATTTAACTGGTTCCATACCTGATGAAGCATATTTACCTTTTACTTCTTTAGTAGCACCTAAACCAGGAGCGTCTTCTGTATAGCCAATACCTTCAACACCGAAAGCAGCGTTTTTAGTATAATATAAGTTATCTTTTTTAAGATTTTTTAATACAATTTTCTTTAATTCATCAACAGTTTTGCCGTTGTTTTCTGATTTGCATGCTTCAATCTGGATACCATTTAAGTATTGATCAAAAATAACATCATCACCAGTTTTTGCTTCGTATTGTTTGCTATTTGATTTTTCTTTATACTCATCTACTTCTTTAGATGGTTTAGAAGCATCAGCTTTAGTTTCTTTTTCTTCAGATGAAGCGGTATATTCTTCAAATAATTTAAACCAATCAGGTTGTTTGTTATTACCTGTAGTTACGCCCCATAAATTTTCATTTAGAATCATGTTTTCAGATATAATACCACGTTGAAGAAGTATTTTTGATGCTGAACTAAATTCATAATGGTTAGGTATTAAATTTGGAAATAAAGATTTAGCGTGTTTTAAAAACACATCTTTAGCTCCTTTACCTTCTTTAATTAAATTGTATTGTTCTTGAAGTGTATTTCTCATGTTAATATTGTTTATAATAAATATTATTTATATGTTTTACCCCATAGATCTTTATAATCTATAGCTTTAGATGATTTTGCTTGTTGTTTACGATTAACAGGTTTAAATCCAAATGCTTTCACATAATAATTATCTTTAACCCCATCTTTTCCAGCTTTTGGACCAGGACCTAAATTACCAGTACCATATGCTGTTTCGTCTATATTTTTTACTTTTTTAAATGCTTTAGGTGTAGCATAATTCATACCAACACCAGCACTAAATGCTCCTCCAGCAGTACCACCACCAGTCATAGACATTTCTTGTAGGGTTTTCTTAACTAATTCTTTTAATTTATCTGGGGTCATTTTACTAATTTTAATTCATCAACTAATGAATAGTATTGTAATAAATTTACTAAATCATCATTTGATATTTTTGAGGTTTTATCAATTTCTGTAATTAATGATATAACTTCATTTAATTTAATTTGAGTTACTTTATCAGTAACTGATTTATTTAATTTAGTTAATTGAGTTTTAATCTCATTAATTTTAGTATTATAAAATTCTCTTAAACGTGGAGTATTATCTACTAAGTTAATGAACTCTCTTAATATTACCTTTTGATTATCATTTAAAGAATTATATTTACCATTAAATTTTTCTAGTAAAACTTGATATGTTAATAAACGTAAATCTTTATCATATTTTTTAAACTCTTCAATAATATTATCTCTAACTTCTTTTTCTTTAACTGGTTGAGCAGTTAAATTTTCTAACAAAGTCATTTTATTAGAAATAATTTGATTAGGGTCTGTTAACTCTTGATTATTATATATTTCAATTAATGTATATAATGCAGCTTGAGATTTATAATTTGGAAGTTTAGTTTTAAAAAACTCATCTAAATTATAGTGAGATTTAATTTCACTAATTAAATTGTATTTTTCTTTACGTAAAGTAGTTCTATTTAATTTACGAGATGCTTTTAATACTTCTTCAATAACAATATTAGCTTTAGCTTCTGTAATTTGAGATTGTTTTAGTACAGTATCATACAATTTATATTCTTTACTTAATTCTGTTTTAACAAAATATTTTTTTAAAATATCAATTGATGGTGACTCTTTGCCTGATAATGTATCTGCTGTGATTTGTCTAACTAACAGTTCAAATATTAAGCCGGAGTTTTTAAATTTATTATGTTTTACTAACATTATGAGTAAATTTTATTATAAATATGTTAAAAATATTAATCCTTGATAAGATTTTCATCTAAATATGTTCCCGCTGTTTTTTCTTTGTCAAATACTAGTTTCTTTTTCATAGATTCTAGTATTGTTTTATTTTTTAGAAACTCATAGCGGTTATTTTCTAATGCTAATGGTGAACCTCCTTTATAATTAGGTGTACCAAATGATTCTTGATCATCAGTTTTATTATCTTTTTTACCTAATCTATCACGACCAAACGCATTGTCTTGAGTATTTATATCACTTGCTTTTTCTTTTGGACGACCTAATACACTTTTTTCATCATATCCATCAGGTACAGTTCCATGATTTTTAGTATTACCATATAAATAAGCTAAATCATGTGGTGTACCATAAGACTTACCTGTTTCTAATGGATCATTACCTTCTTCTTGAATTTGTGTTAAACGGAAATCACGTTTAGCATCTTCACGAATTAAATCTCTATATTCATTATATTGATCATCACTAAAGTGGAAAATATTATCATAAACCCAATCTGATGGTAATAACTTTTTCTCTAAAATAGTGTTTGCTAATTCTACTTTTTCTTTCATTAACGCTACACGTTCTTGATCGTATATAATTGATGGTGTAGTTAATGATAATTCAAAATTAACTAATGATTCTTCAGTATAACCTTGAGTATATAAATGAATTAATGCTATTTTATATAATTCAGATACTAATATACGTTGAATACGTTCTATAGTACGAGCAAATCTAATATCTTCAGCGGCTAATGTAGCTTTACCAGTTAAGTCTTTTTCATAACCCATGAAAGCTTTAGGTACTTTTAACGCTGCAAATAATTTATCTCTTAAATATTCAACGTCTTTAATACCATCATATTCTAATCCTTTAGTAGTATCAATTTTAGTTGATTGGTCATTACCACGAATTGGAATATAAAAATCTTCCATCATGTTTTGCATGTTATACTTCAAATTATAATCACCCGTTTTAGGATCAATATATGGAGTACGTTTCATAGTATTAACTGTTTTTTGCATGAAGCCTTCTACTTCAGCTGGGTTAATACCTGCTACATTAATATAGAAAACACGTTTTTCTGGTGCGCGAACAATACGATGAACTAACATCGCATCTTCCATTAATGTATATTGTTTAAATAATCTACGAGCTGGCTCAATATAACTTCTACCATATGGTAAAAAGTTAGTATCTGATAATAAACGGAAATGAGCCATTTCATAATTATCAAAATATATACTGTTGTTTGTATTTGAACCTGGTAAATTATAATATCCATATTCACCAGCTGATAATCCTTCAGGATCGTATCTAAATCTTACTGCTGATGGATTTTCACGATCAAACATTTCTTGTCTTTCAATATGATAAGCAGTATAAGGTATAACATTATATACTCCGTATTTATCTGCTATTTCTAATTTTAAGAAAAAGTCACCATATTTACACATTTGGCGAGCCCATGACCATAAATTAAATTCAATATTTAAAACATCATAAAATAAATTATATAATATTTTTTGAATATCTTCATCATTTGATTTAATATGTAACACTTCATCTTGTTCATTTTTAAGTGTACATTCATCTGCTATAATATCTAAAGCAGAAGCTACAATAGCATCACCATCCATTACATCATATTCTGAATATAATTGAGTACGTAATGTTTGATAGTTAAAGTTTTGTTGATAACCATATAATGAAGTAGGACTAGTAGTATAGATTCTATTAAATCTATCTAATAGTGAGTTAGTTTCAATCTCGCCTGAGCGTTGAATTGCATTAACGTCTATTACTTTAAGTTCATTGCCTCCAACATTTCTGA